CGACATGACTGCCCAAGCGCTCAAGACCGTCAACCTCGTCTCTCAGGAGCTCGAGACTCAGTCCCTCAACTCCATCGTTGCGGGTTTCTCCTTTGCGGCTGCCATGTCGTGGATGGACCTCGTTCGCTGGTTCATTCAGCAGGTGATCAAGGTGCCCAAGAACGGTGGTACTCAGTACACCCTCACCGCTGTGCTCACTACTCTACTCTCCATCGCGGTCTACATGATCATCTCTGGTATCTCCACCCGTGTGTCTAAGCCTGCTCAGCCCGTCTATGCGGTTACTCGCTAAGTTTTGGTTTACGCTTCATGAGACTCATGATAACTATACCAACGAATACAATAATACCTATAGAAAGATAGTCTTTCCATTTATAAGTATCAACTAACATATCAGGGATACTTACTGGTGGCGATAACTCCTTTTCAACAACTTCTAAAGGAACCTTTGGAAGACCCTGTAACTTGTCTGTAGAACATGTAATTTCAAATTTCAAAATATGATCTTGATTCCTGAAATCGTAAGGAATGAGTCTACCATGGCTCATGTAGAAGAACTCTATTTTGATATCCTTGACGTACTTCTGTGGTCCCTTGTAAAACTCGTGTGTGAGTGGATCGTCAGCACCATGGAAGTTCATAACATCTGTACCATTCAGGAGAATGTGACCGGTATAAAACGGTGTCGTAGAATATACAGTCTTTGTAAATTCATCTGACCCCGATGTCATACGAAGAATGAGTGAGTTTGGTCCTTCAAGATTTATAGCCCCAGAAACGATACTATCACTCTCCACTGGATTTTTAGAAGAAAACCCCATGACTTGATGGGGTGTCGTGAGAGCCACGTTACTCAAATAACCATTCGTACCATCAAAGAAATTGAATGTGAAGGTGTTACTAGACCCCACATCCGTATTAGAGAATGTTAGAGCCTGTGTATCTGTGTCAAACACAACCTCATCTATACATGTCGCTGGTGGTTGCATGAGAGTATCAAGATCTGAGGCAAGGGCTGTGCCATTCGTATAATTGGTTTCGTTTAATGTAACCTCAATGAGATCATTGGGTGCACCCGAATCATGAATGCTAAACGTTTTATTCGTAGCACACGTAATCAATTGAGGTGTTGGAATACGAGCGGAAATCAATTTGATTTGTGTGACATCATATATAGGTTCTTTGAGAGTCACGGTGTAACTATTAGCATACGTATACACGTTGGTATCCCTTTCACTACTATCTATGTCAAGGGTGTGAACCTTCATTAAAATATAGGTACAATATTTTAATGATTGTTTTTATCTATAACTGAACATCTAACAAATACTTTGAGAGAGGGGGTTGTTCTGGAGTTGCCTCTTCGCGATACCCAAGTCACGAGTGTATGGGTTCTCGTTACCCTTGTATGCATTGAACTGATGGAATGGCTTCTGCTGATAGTTCTGAGTCCAACCACCATTTGGACCATTCACGCGACCGTCAATACGGGAAGTATCAGTACGAACGGCAGTGAGGGCACCACCCTGCTTAAGGGCACTCTCTCTAACATTCATACGACCCCTGTTACCCATACGGTTAGCCTTACCACGACGATCCTCTGGACGGAAGCCGTACCTCATCAACTCTTCGTTGTTCTTCGTAGTAATTTTAGCAGCCGCGCTAGTCTCATACGCACCTCTGAAGTTGGTAATACCTGGATTCGCATGAGCGTAATGCTCAAATTGACCGTCGTTACGATCACTCTTAAATCGTGTAGGATCTTGTGGCATACTTTGAGCGGATATGAAACGCTTGGCACCATTAAAACCTAATCCATCCGCACGGTGACCCGTCTCCGAACGGTTAGTTGTTCTCATAGTCTTCTGATGACTCGCTCTTGGAATCGCACCAGACATACCTTGAGCACGACCGGCACTGGGTGGAAGACGTGTTGGTAAGTGGGCAGTAGTCTCTGGTTTATTGTGGGTCAACTGTCCTACAAGAGCCGAGCGACCGCCAGTGATATCCGCGGCTGGACCAGAGCGTCCTGGAAGTGTAGTAAGTCTATATTCACCTACATTAATAGGGTTCACACGGAACATCTGTTGATAACCACCACTTGCGGGAGTGTCAGCACCGAGACCGAGACCTGGACCGACCATCTGTTTTTCAATCGGGGAAAGGTTGTTCATACGACCAGTGTCGTACATACGATTTCTCATGTTGAGAATCTCCTGTCCACCACTTCTCTGTTGATAAGAGAGATCGCCAAAACTTTCCATTTCCCTCTTTTGAGGAATTTCCATACGTGGTTCAAAACCGCGTTCAACCATTTCAGAAACTTCATCATATGTATTCTGAGGACGTTCAATAAATTCAACTGTCTGATCCACTTCTGGTTGAACTGGTTCCGATTCAGCCTTTTTACTAAAAGATCTACCAGCAAAAATTAGACCAGCAATAGCTGCAAGCGAAATGGGGTCAGCCATTCTTATTTTTTAGTAACATTTTTATTAGCGTATCTTTGGTGAAAGAGGCCGTTCTGGAGTTCCGCACGAGTACTCATTGGCTCATAACCAATAGAACGGAGAGGTACCTTGCATTCCATATTGGTGAGTGGGAAAAGGTTGCGTTCATAGGTTGGTACGATAACCTTATTGAAACGAGTAGTAGATTGTGGACGAAGTTCATCACTCACATCGATGAATTGTGCTGGAGATCCCTTTCCTGCCATGTAAGGAGCAGTTCCATAGAGCATAGTATTTGGACGACAGCAGTAGTTAAGGGTACTGGGCTGAGGATATACGAAAACCTCTTCAGTGGCCTTCACAGATGGAAGAGCGCCCGCATTTTGAACTATTGCAAGACCAGGTTGTAATTGGTATGCCATATTTATTATTAGACGAGAATATTTATATTTAAGCTGGAGCGAATCCATGTCCCCGGTGAGAAACTCGGCTATCACCAGCCGGGTCAAGACCCGCAAATGCCTCTAATTGAACACCCCTTGCATTCGGGTCGCACATTTCTGGATTAGTTCGGCAATCACGTTTATTCTTGGATCCATAACACCACTCTGCAAAAGCAGTCTGATCGCCTGGGATATTAGATACTGGTGCAGTAATGAACTGGCGAGCAGCAGCAGCTCGTTGCCTCTCTGGGAGAGCCGAACGAGATCTACCCGCGTCGTATGGAATACGGTCATCTAGGTATGATTTAACCATTGGTTTGACACTAGGATAATAACAAGCCTCAAGGCGGTTTGGTGCATCTGTGTAATCTGTCATAAGAACGTTACCCATTGGATTATCTTGGGTAGGCATCTGACACCCATGTTCATCAGCTCTCACATTTAATCCATAACCCTCCTTAACCATCTTAGACTTGTACATGACATAAAGAACGCCTAAAAGAGTACCACCTAGTACAAAAATTCTCGGGTCGCGACGAGAAATATAAATAATACAAGACGCGTAAACTATAAAACGAGAAGCAGAGTTGATTCGGTCTTCTGGTGTTTGTTCAATGTTTGGCCAAAACTGTAAAACCTGGTCAGATCTAGTAATTTGCTGAGGATCTTCAAACCAAACCTTCATTTAATATACCATGAGTTTATTTTTTACCCATACCACCAAGCATACTACCCATCATCTGCATGATTGCATCTTGATCAAGTTCACCATCATTGGTCTGCATCTTGTCAGCGACACCTTTTGCAATTTGCTCAATTTGGGAGAGTGTGTCAGCTGGAATAGAATTGATTGTGGTACCAAGCATATACAGAGTCTGCAGATACTGCCAGGTAGCCGCTTGTGTATTGGCACTCATACGAGTCCAATAACTCTTGATGTTGAGATCCTTAAGAAAGTCAATCTTCTCAATCTCCTCCAAAAGGAAGGACTCGTCTTTCGCAGAAATCTTATTCGCATATGGAGTCACACCCTTCATAAAACCATCAACAATTAGACGGGGGTTGGACTGCTTGATTACCTCAAACGAAGCAGTCATTTTCTTGATACCTTTTTCATCTGGAAAAGTCTTGTGCAATTCCACAAGAAATTGGGAGAGCATGTCATTAAACGCAGTGACAGACGCCATTTTCTTATACGTAGGGTTTAATCTTTAAGTTAAAAAGGTTCGGTAGAAATAGCTTCTTTTTGACCAAGGCCGTTAGATACTATGAAGAACACAAGAATAGCGTTAAGAGCCGCTGGTTTGGTGTATTTATTAAGTTCTAGCTTACCCTCATTATTAAGTTGAGCTTTCACATGAATGTAACCAGCAGTAATGGCCGCGGCTATGAGCGCAGCACTCATTGGGTCTCTGAGATAGTCGGATAACTCCATTTAATTATACGCAGTTTTTTTTACACGCTGATCAGGTGCATCACCGAAAAGAACACCATCATCCACCTCCTCATTGGCCTGAGGGGGAACAGCAAATGTTGGTTCCTGATCCGGCTCTGGCTCTGGCTCTGGCTCGAGGGCCTGAACACCTGGAACAGTTTTGAACTCATTCTCTAGACCAGTAGGCTGAACCTGTTCTTCAGTATCCATCATTGGTTCGTTCTCTGGAAGAGGCTCTGGCTCAGGTTCTGGAAAGGGTGTCTCCTCGGTTCCAGGGTCGTCAAATACATCTGGATCTTCGGTGTCTTTTACTTCACCATCAAGATCAATATCACGGGTCTCTTGGGACATGTATGTCTGGAGAATCTGTTGAACAGGAATGAGTTCTTTTACGGTAGATTCTATGCATGCACAAAAACGCTGAGTAAGCTGATCATCCCTCGTGTATTCACTCTGTTCCTCGTGGAAAATGTAAGGGTCGCGATAAAGATCCTTAGCGGCGTTGTTGTAGCACGTTTGAATGAATACTTCGTTAGTTGGAAGCTTGAGACTAATCTTCTTATTGTCGGCCTTTAGGCGAACAGCGGAGAGAATCTTAGTACAGGCAACAAAGACTGCCGCTAGAAGGTCGTTGAACCAAGCACAACGATCAGCAATGTTATTAGTGTGTTGAGCGGACATTTGGTTAGACCAGTTGGGAACTTCCTTTAGAAGCTTCTGAAACATAACAAGGGTCTTCTTTCCCTTGGAAAGTGTAATAGCTTCTTTGTACATATTCTGGAAAACATCAATCATAACCGGACACATGATGAGGCAAAGTTGACCAAGATACTCTTTCTTGGCTTCTACCAATACATTCAAGTTGTCCATTTATCATTGAGTCTGTTTTTTATTACCAAATTTCCTACGCACTTCTCCTGTACTTATCAGCCATCTTCTTCAAGTTCATTAAATCTGGAAAGTCTGGTTCTTCAGATTCAATACTCCTAACCTTTACTTTTTTGGGTATGATCCATGACACATATATGTCGTATTCACCTATGATTCTGACATCAAAACCACCCAATTTAAATTGTCTCGCTACGTATCTAGCTGCTGCCGATCTATCAAACACTGGACAACCAATTATAAAGGAAGGTACTGTCAAGAATACCTGTTTATGACCAAGTTCAACGCATTGTTTTATTTTTCGTGAAAACTGTTCGTATATTCGTGTGTATATTTCCTTTTTGATCTGTTTTCTCTTTTCATCAATCTTTGTTACGTCATTGATGCTGATCATTATAATTACTGTAATTTATTTTTAGCCAATTCTAACTCACCGAGAGTGGGTGTAGCTTTCTCTTTCACAAGTTCATATTTTACAAAGTCTTTGCCTGAAGTTCCATCTACAAAAGGAGCAATTTCAGTGGCTGACTCATCATTGAGTGGCTGTGTACGAAGAGACCATAAATTAATAATACCATTCTCAACATCAAAATAAGCCGCGACAGTAAAACCGAACGAGAATCCATTGTTCTTCATTGTCATGAATACACATTCATATATTTCTTTGTCTTTACCAACATACTTTTTAACGCTAACGGTCTCAATGATGTATGTGCAAAGACCAGTACGCCTAGAGATCTCTTTATTAGCTTGGAGAACAAATGTTTGCATCATATCATTATCAATATCAGCTTCTACTTGCTCGTACTCTGAAAGGTTAGGCGTGGGATCGTTCAAACGAACACGATCAATTGGTTTAGTGTGTCCTGAAAATCCGAAGATTTCCGTAAATGGCTCGCGACGAACCGTGAGAAGCAGGACAATAGCAATAAGAACGATCGTCAAAGACCAATTCATCATCTTTACTACTATGCGTTAATTTTTTTTTACAAAATACCATATAGATATTAGATGT